GTCTAGTAACGGTAGCGTCAGGCGGAGGCTTGCCGCCGACCCAAAACTTTGGGGCTTCTACATTATAATCAGACCTAAGAACTGCATGTGGCCGCTTTTTATAGCCGCTTGGGCAATGGACTATCCACCCTACAGGCTCACCCTCAAGCGCCTGGCGGCTGGCTTGCCATCCACGCCATGCAGCGTTTACCCACAGCTTTGCGTAATAGTCAGGGGAAGAATAATCCCTCTCTAGGGTCAACTCATTAAACCCTCGGCTGGTTTTTTTTGCCTCTTCCTTTGCCCACTTTTCAAATGCTTCTCTATCACTCATCACATTATCCATGACCGTAATACCCCATGCTCTGGCCGGGATTAATCGCCGGCATTGTCACAAAAGCTCGCACAAAGTCCGGCGTCTCCGGCCTGCTATCCCGCACCGGCCCGCGACCTGGCACCTCTTTTTTGGTCAGATAATCCATTCGCGCTTGGAACTTAATCGGGCAGACGCCCAATTCGTCAGAAATCACCTGCACCGAATGCTCGGCCCGAATGCTCCGCTGCCGGTCACGCTCTGATATGTCGGCCCATAATGCCGTCAGGGCGTTGTGTGATATGTCCTGATAGGCCGCAGACCCGAATGCGTGAGCCAAGCCCTTACCGGCAATCCTGCGTATTGAGCGAGTGCTGATGTCGTGCTTTATCGACAAGATATCCGGCGTCAACTTGCGAGCCCTGCGGCCCGCCTTCAGTCCGACTTGGTACAGGCGCAGTGCTTCGACTTCTTGCGCCTTGGTGAGTAGTGGCTTGGTCATGGTTAGCAACCTATCAAAATGGGATGTCGTCTGAAAAATCATCAACCGGCTCAGGCTGCTGATTCTGGGGCTGCTGCGGTTGATTAGCGGCCTGCTGCTGCTGCTGTTGCTGCCGTGGCGCTTGCTGATTCTGTGCAGGCTGCTGACCGTCCGGCTTGCCGTCCAGCATTTGCATCTGGCCATTTATATCCAGAACAACCTCAGTCGTATAAACGTCATGGCCTTCTTTGTTCGTCCACTTCCGAGTCTGCAATTTTCCCTCGACGTAGATTTTCGAGCCTTTTTTAAGGTACTGGCCGCAGATCTCGGCCAACTTTCCGAAAACTACAACCTTGTGCCATTCAGTTTTATCGACAAGCTGGCCGCCTTTGTCCTTGTAACTCTCATCGGTGGCAATGCTCATGTTCACCACGGCAGCGCCGGAAGGGGTGTAGCGAATATCTGGATCTTGGCCAAGGTTGCCTATTAAGATTACTTTGTTGATTCCGCGGGCCATTACGCTGTTTCCTGTGTTTTGATTTCGGTGATCCAGATCCAGGCGGTTGCCTGACTGACATTGAAGTGAATTGCTATTGCCAGCGCGATTTCGTTGTCGGATGGTCGCGAAACGGCTTGTGGCTTAGCTGGCGCTACTGGCTGGTTAGCAACCTTCTCGCCCTCGCCGTGCTGCTCACGGCTGGCCTGTTCAACCTTGGCCGTCTCAGATTCCGCCACTTGGCGATTAGCCTGCTCCGCCTGCTTTTGCTTTAGTGCTTCCTGCTCAGCCACCCACTGACGCTCATCCGCCTCCTTCTGTGCAGTCGCCTCAGCCTCACGCCGCGCCTTTACTTCTTCCTCTGCCCGAATCTTGGCCCGCTCAGCTTCCATGCGGTCGTGTTCGGCTTGCTTGTGATCCGCGATGCGCGATTTCACGATGGCCGCAAAATCATCTGCCGGCTTCTGGCACAGCTGGCCAAAGTCGTTGAACAGAAAGCGGTAATCTTCGGCATCCTCAGAAAGTTGTTGAAGGTTTCCGCGAATCACCGCCGCCACTTCATTGGCGCTGATCTTTGATTGTGCGGTCAGGTCATCGCAGGCGTCTCTCAGGCTGCTAATTGTGCGCTTGCCCTTCATGGCCCCGCCAAAATCTGGGCTGCCATTGTTGCTCAGGGTAATAGCAATTCCCCCTGCCTCAACTTCTAAGGCCGACTCTAGTGCTCCGTAAAACTGGTGATAAGCGGCGCGAGCAGTGGTCAATATTTCCAGCTTCCGCGATTCCTTCTGACTCTTAACCGCGCTGCTCAGCTTCAAACGAACCTGGCGAGTCTCTTCCTTAATCGCATCAATCGACCGCACAACCTCGTCAACGGTCTGCATCTGGCCCAATACGTTTTCACGCGCCCCATCCAGCCGCTTTTCAACGTCGGCGCAGAACTTCACGGCTTTTTCGGCATCTGCAAAATCGTTATCGGTCTGCAGGTCTGTATTAATGCCGGCCAATGTGGCGCGGGCAATGGCTTCGAACTCTTTCAGGTTCGACGCCTCAACCATGCCGCTGGCACGAACAACCAGGGCAGGGAGCGATTCAGGGGCTTTGCCTTCGGCTTTGGGTTCTTCCGCTTCTGGCGGTATGTACTCGGCCAAGTCTTTGACGAATTGCTCCCAGGCTGCAATCAAGCGCTCGATCCGCTTTTCGTCGCGCTCGTACCAGAACCAAACGCAATTTTCTTTGGTGCCGTCGCTCGCCATAAAGAGGATTTCCTCAGCGCCAGTTACCATCATCTGGTGATCCATCTGCCATTTATAATGGTCTTCCAGCGTTTCGGCGGTTGCGGTGCGCAGTTTGTCGTTCAGGCTCTTGTGCTCGAAACCAATCTCTCCGAGCATATCCAGACCATCCATGCTGGCCAGGTAGATACCGGCATCATCAACGCAGGTACAAGGGAACAACTCTTCTCCGGTAATTTCCTCTGCGATGGGCCGCGCCATTGCTTCGGATGCGTGACCTTTATCGAATATGACCTGCTGGTGAGCGTCAACCTCCGGTACAAGGCCGGTAGCCTTCTGCTTCAACAGGTCGTTGCGCGTCATGTATTTATGGTCGCCAAATACCGCAGCCGCCTCGCTGGCTGTGCGCTTATTTTTCCGCGCCTCATGCCAGTTATCATCACCCTGAACCATTCCCGTTAAAATCTTCATGCTACTTCTCCCGTTTCCAGCGCCAGAATCTGTTCGCGCTGTTCATCACTCAGAACGGCTTTGCTTTCCAGCATCGCCACAATATCGCCGGCTGATTTCTTGCCGCTCTCGACAATCGTCTGCCACTTATCAAAGTTCTTGACGAACGACTCAGCCGGGTAATGCTCAAGTGCTGGCCGCCCTGATGCTGCCGGCGACACATCCCGCTCTTTTTTGCTGTTCATTTCATACATCCAGTTGTCGTTGCTCAGCATTTCCATGATTTCGCTGCTGTTCGGCAGCCGACGAGCCAGGCGGTGCAGGGCAGATTTCAGGGCCATGCGGTCAAACCAATCTTTCCAGGGGCCAAAGCTGCTTGTTTTGCTGGACGCTTTCACCCGCTCAATGTCTTCCATGGTCATAGGCTCGATAGCCACATCACCTGTTTTCATTTTTGCCATGGCGTACACCAGAATCATCGGGCCACGCTCCCCAGTGAACAGAGGGCGGTGATTGATGTGCTCGCCATGCTCATCCACCCAGTAATCAAACTTATCGTTCTGGTAGACAGCGCGGGCCGTTATAAGCGACACCTCGCCTGACTGCCGAGCGCGTTTGAGTACACCGTCAACCATTGGCATATACTGGATTTTCTTTCCCCAGTTCGGCGCGTCTTTTGTGCCAAGATTCGCCTTGAACTCAATTAATGCCGCCTCTCGGTTATCCGGCACAAGGCCGTCACCAGCGCACCGGGCGAGGCTATTGAACAAGCTCTGGCGATCTGCATTAAGCAGTTCAGGGTTGTTCTGTATTGCCATCATGGCGGTCTTCGTAAACCGCTCGACCGACAGGTGATCTGGAAGAATCGCTGCAAGCTCGGCGCTCTGATTTTGCATTTCTTGTTGGAACTGCTGAATTACTGCTACCTGGCTCATGCTGCATCTCCGCTTTCGTTAGCCCACCGCTTGCCGTTAATAATCATGCTTATTTGGCCTTGCGATACTTTGAACATTTTGCCCAACTGGTATTGGTTGAACGTTTTTGACCTTGGCTTATAGAGCCTTTTTATTTCATCAATCTGATGCTGTTTTAGCTTTGAGTTTTCGATCTCTGCACCCCTTAGAGTTCGGCCTCTTTCTGTTTTGTCGGCCATGTTCTCTGCCTGAGTTCCGATCTTCAGGTGCTGAGGGTTTATGCACCTTGGGTTGTCGCAACTATGCCGAACTACAAGCCCCTCAATTTCCTCTATTCTTTTTCCGAGGTGATTGCAGTAGGCCATGCGGTGAGCCAAAACCTGCCGACCTTCATGTTGCAGATACCCATAGCCTGAACCTCGGCATTTAAGGTCGTGCTCAATGCAGGGCTTGGCATTCATGCCGTCACCTCAGTCTGTTTAAATTCCCATGCCGCCATTCTCATCAAGTCCGTATCCGCGACAATCTTCTCAATCGCCTTCGCTTTCAGTTCTTTCAGGGCGTCTGCGTCTGGCGTCATTACTGCCCGCATAAAACCGTTGTCATCCAGGTCACGCATGACGTCAATGACATTCCAGCGGTCAATAATCTGAGAGTCGGAGGCGTCCGAAAACTCAAAGAAATTGTCAATTTCCAGCTCGCCTTTCAGTTCCAGCTTCAGGGCTGCGGCCAACTCTTCAATTTCGGCTGCATCATCCTGTTCGCGCTGGTGCTGCATGTTTGATTTGCTCATGACTGCTCCTGCTGTGTGTGCTGGGCTGCATTTTGTGTGGGTCATTTCGCTTGCTCCTTTTCGAGTTCGGCTAGAAGGGCGTCGATATTCTCCAGCCGCGCAATCTTCTCTGAACCCTCAATATCCTTCGCAAGCCTTGCAAAAGCCGCTGCAAGCGCCAGGGCTTCTTCGCGGGTGACGATAATCGCGCCGCCTCTATCTCCGGTTTCAGCGCAGTGATATTGCATCTGGCCCATGGGCTTGCTGAAAACGGTGAATGAGCTGGTTTCGCCTGGCACTGGATGGTGAACCGTTACTGTGTTCATGCTGCACTCCTTAACATTGCTCGGACTCGATCCGTGTAAGCCACAACCCGGCTCCGGTTATCAAAATCAAGCTGTTGGATTCGATTGCGGATATAAGTCGGGAGGTCGTACATCGCCCCATCGCCTACTGCCAGCTGGTAGAAGATCGGCGCGACAGCTTTCTGAGCTGCTGGCTGGCGCGAGAGCGTGTTACCCCGAAGGCGGTTCTGAGCGTGGTGGAAGTGGTGATCTAGTGCGTTCATTACTGCTTCCTTCTGTTTTGTGATTTGATAACCTAAAGATAGTGGATCAGTTATCTCTAGTCAACATCCATGCAAACTATTTTATAGTTTTATGAGTAATGATCCATGTAGTTCTGCGAGGTCAATTCCTTGAACTGCATGTATCGGCCAATCCACTGGCAGCGTATTCGGCCAGTCGGGCCATGCCGGTTCTTTTCGACCAGCAATTCTGCAATGCCTTTGTCGGGAGTATCCGGGTTATAGGCTTCATCCCTGTAAAGCATGATGACCAGATCGGCCTCCTGCTCTATCTCAGCGGCGTTTGAAAGATCACCCATGTTAGGTCTAGGGTCTGGCCGTTTGTCCACCTCTCTGTTGACCTGAGCCAGTGCTACGATGGGTATACCGAGCTCCTTCGCAAGATTCTTGAGCATCCCGACAACTTCGGCAGCTTCTTCTTTCGGTGACATGCCTCGCCGGCTGCCTTTTATTTTTTGCACGTAATCGACAAAAGCAATCTTGATCTCGTACCGGTGCGCCCATTCCCTGACCTGGCGGCAAAGCTGAATAATGTTTATGGCGGGCCTGTCATTGATCCATATTTTTTTGTTGATTAATCGCCTTGACGCCCTGCTCAGATCCTCGACAAACTCCCCGGACAAGTCAGCCTTGCGTATTCTTTGCGCATCGCACGACCCTTCAATGGATAGCATTCGCTTGCCTATCTGCTCGTGGCCTTGCTCAGCAGACACAATGCCCGCCGGAACATTGCAATTATTCGTCAGGTTAAGTAGGAGCGCGGTTTTTCCCATGGCCGGCCTGGCGCCAATGATGACAAGATCAGAGTCGTTAAAGCCGCCAGTCGCGTCGTTCAACTCCGGCAGCCCGGTATTAACACCCACCATTCCATCACGTGCAGACACTTCCTCGACCTGTCTCAGTCCAGCCTTAACGGCGTGTTCCATCGTCCATGAGTAATTGCGCCCGGTATTTTCAAGAGCCATTAACGCGGCGATTGCCTTGTCTGCGGACTCCGGGCTTTTAGATTCCTCAACGTCAATCAGCAGCGTGTTTGCAATGGTTCTGATTTCAGTCAGCCGATAGCTGCGTTTTATTTCATGGCAGTAGGTTTCAAACATGCCCGGCATTACGGCAGTCTCGGCCATGAGCTTGCCCATAAAATCGAACAGGTAGGCCGCATCCTTTTCGGGCAGCTTATTGTTCAGGTCAGTGCCAATGGTAATAAGATCAAACAACTCGCCTGAATCGCTCTTTTCGCGGATTGACTGGTAAATATCCTGGCAAGCCTGGCTCTGGAACTCAGATGCTGACAGCCCGCACTCTTTCGCTATGTGCGGCATTTTCAAAATCGCCGCAATCACTCCCTGCTCTGCTGCTACGCTCATAATTTACCCCTGCGGAAAATCTCTAATGGTTCTTTTTGCTTGTTGTCCACCAAATGATTGCTGGCTGTCGTTTGCCATCCACTCGGCAGAAAACCCCTTCCATCCCTTTTCGATAACTTTGCCTAGGCAGTCGTCAACTGAGAATCCTAGATCCCTTGCTTTGGATAGCTGCTTTCCAAATCGTGTGACAACGGTTTGCGATACTGGAGCCTTCAAGTTTTTCCTGAGCGCTTTCCAGTCTGCAAGGATCTGCTGATCTGGCGTTTCTGGCCATGTTGAATAGTCCAAAACAGAAGCCCGATTTTTGGGCAAATCTTTGTTCTTTTCATTCTTACATTCTTGTTTGTGTATCGTTTGGTGTTCGTTTGGTGTATCGCCTGCTGTCTCGTTTGGTGTATCGCCTGCTGTCTCGTTTGGTGTATCCGAATCCTGATAAATCCCGTAGTTACATATACTTGTGATCGAAGTGTAGTTGTCTTTTTGCTGTTCTATCATCTGTCTCGTTTTTAGCATTCCCAAGTATCTCCGGACTTTCGCCCGACTCCAGCCCCAGCGCTTTGACATCGTTAATTCTGACCACGCAAGCTGCCCCCTTTTGACGCCAATCTCAACGCCGCGAATCCAGACCGAAGCCGGCTTATGGTTAGCGTTTCCAATCATATCTATCCACGCTTGGCCCTTTGTAAATCGCTCGGCTTTCCATAGCGCATTGT